CGGGCTCCAAGAGAACGCAGATGGATGGAGCAAGAAACAAGAAAGGCACAAAGAGCCTAAACTCTTGCAATAAGTATCGCTTGCGTGTATTTTAGCTTTGACGGCTAACCGCGCACCGGCCCGTTGGATGTAGTATTCTACTGGCTGGCGCGGCCATAACGCGCAAGCGACCGCCCGACCCTCGGATAACGGAAGCGTTTTGTTGAAACCCAATAGGAGGTATCTGCAATGGCGCAGAACGTCACAACGGCGTTTGTTGATCTTTTCGATTCTGAGGTCAAACAAGCGTATCAAGCCGAATCGCTGCTTCGCGGCACGATGCGGACACGCACCGGAGTAGCCGGTAATACTGTAAAGTTTCCCACAATCGGAAAAGGTGTTGCTACACTTCGCGTTCCACAAACTGATGTCACACCACTAAACGTGACTTATGGTCGAGTAACTGCAACGATGGAAGATTACATCGCGGCAGAATATTCAGACATCTTCCAGCAATCGCACATCAACTTTGATGAGCGCTCTGAGTTGGTTCAAGTCGTATCTAAATCTATCGCTCGTCGTATGGATCAGATTATGATTGATGCTCTGAACGCGGCCACTGGTACATCTACAGTTGCAACAACTGTGGGCGGTGCTGGCACTAACATGAACATTGAAAAGCTACGCGCTACAGCTAAAGCATTGAATGAGAAGAACGTACCTTCAGAAAATCGTAGGTTGCTCATGCACGCTTCTCAGCTTGACGCATTGCTTGGTGAAACTGAAATCACTAGCCAAGACTTTGCTGCTGTAAAGGCTCTTGTGCAAGGTGAGATCAACACGTTCATGGGCTTCACCATTTTGACTATGGGTGATCGTGATGAGGGTGGTATTCCTAAGCCTTCTACTCGCACCTGTTTTGCTTGGCACCAGGATTCAATGGGCTACGCTGAGTCAATGTCGCAGAAAACCGAAGTAAATTACGTTCCAGAAAAAACGTCATTCTTGGTTAGCTCGATGTTCTCTGCCGGTTCTGTTGCAATCGACGGTGAAGGCATTGTCAAAATTTCTTGCACCGAATAATTAGGAGATTAGACAATGGCATTCGCATCTGCAAATTGGGCAACAGTTGGCGCTTCTAAAAGCGGCAATGCTCCAGCAATTTATAGCTATAAGTCATCTGGTGACAACAAAGCTGCTATTGCTGCTTCTGGTTACTTCAATACCGTTCAAGCTCTTATCACTACTGGTGATTGGATCTATACATACGGTAGCGATGGTGGTCAGACCCTTGTTGCTACAAATACATCTGGCGTTATTACAACGGCAGTTATCTAAAGGTTGGGGGGCTTCGGCTCCCCTTCCCCACTAACAGGAGGGCAATATGGCCGCTGGTGATACTTCACTCTCAATCTGCTCAGATGCTCTAATCCTGTTGGGTGCCGCGCCCATTTCTTCGTTTACAGAAGGAAGCGATGCGGCCCAGGCTTGCGATAGATTATACCCAGATCTGCGCGATACACTTTTATCAAGCTACCTTTGGAGCTGGAGCGTTCAAAAAGAACAGCTTGCTCGATTGTCTGCTGCCCCAGTAGACGAATGGAAATATGCTTATCAAATGCCAGGCGATATGCTTTCTGGCGTTATAGCCTTGTTTCAAAGCTCTGGCGTTGGCCAGTTGCCGGTAAGATACGGCTGGGAAATATATCAGGATCAGGTTTATACAAACTTTGAAGAAGTTTATATTGATTACCAGGCGACAGTAGATGAGAGCAAAATGCCTCCCTACTTTATCGATCTTCTTACCTATGCGTTAGCTTCTAAGCTATCTTTCGTTATAACGGATCAAATCTCTAAGGCTGATTACTTCAGAGCCGAAGCATATGGCGCACCGGCTGATTCTGGGCGTGGTGGTAAAATGCGAGCTGCTATGAATATTGATGGCCGAGGAAAGCCGCCGCAAGTCATTGAGGACTACTCTCTAATCAGCGTAAGGTACTAAAATGCGGGTAATACAGTTCCAAACCAATTTCTCGGTTGGCGAGCTTGATCCGCTTATTCGTGCTAGAACGGATCTACAGCAATATCAGAATGCCCTGGAAGAAGCTACGAATGTAATCATTCAGCCTCAAGGCGGGTTTCGTCGCCGTGATGGGCTTCAGTTCATCTATGACTTTGGGGCTACGTTTACAGATTTTAAAATCATTCCTTTTGAGTTCAGCGTAAATGACAGCTATCTTTTAGTTTTGGTCAATCAAAGGATCTATGTTTTCAAGGCTGGAGTGCTGCAAACAAACATAAATGCTTCTGGCAATGATTATATTGCGGCTACTGATATAACTGCCGCGATGCTCGATGAGATCAATTACACGCAGGCGGTTGATACTCTTATTCTCTGCCATGAGGATCTACAAACCAAACGCCTGGTGAGAAACGGCGATACGTCTTGGACGCTAGAAAACTTGCCTCTGACGAACTTGCCTCAGTACGCTTATGCGTTTAATACGCACCAGCCTAACTTTACCATTGCGCCCAGCGCTACTACTGGGAACATTACGATTACGGCCTCAGCAGCAACGACAGACACCGGAACTGCTCAGGCTGGCGGGGCTGAAACAATTACCCTCAAATCTTCATCTAGCTTCAGCTCTGACGATCAGCCAAACGGAATGTTTATTACTTTAACATCTGGTACTGGATCAGGACAAACGCGCCACGTTGAGGATTATGTAGCATCCACAAAGGTTCTAACTGTTTATCCAGCCTGGACTACAGCGCCAGACAACACAACAGGATACAAGGTTGAGCCATTTGCTGCTGCTGCTGTTGGCGAATATGCTCAGGTTATTAGCACCTTTGGCCGCGCTCGATATGTTGAGTTTGTTTCCTCTACGGAAATGAAGGCTGTTGTTGAAGTAAACTTCTTTGATGCCAGCGCCGTTACTGCCGGTAATTGGGAAAGCGAGCATGGCTATGAGGATGTGTGGTCAAACACTCGCGGGTGGCCTAAGTCTGCGGCATTCCATGAGGGCCGGTTATATTTTGGTGGATCTAAGTCCAGGCAGAATACGATCTGGGGATCTAATGTAATTAATTACTTTGACTTCAATCCTGGCACTGGCCTTGACGATGAAGCTGTTGAGGCAACGATTAACACTAATCAGCTTAACAGCATTGTTAATTTGTTCTCAGGCAATGACTTGCGAATATTTACAACGGGCGGTGAGTTTGCTGTAATACAAACAAGCGATGATCCAATCACGCCTTCGAGCTTCTTTATAAGGCCTCAAACAAGGCTTGGCTCTAAGCCTGGTGTGCCTATCGAAGATTTAAACGGCGCGTCTGTCTTTATTCAAAGGCAGGGAAAATCTCTGAATGCGTTTCAGTTTGGCGATACAACAGCATCTTATCAAGTTCAGCCGCTTTCAGCTCTTAGCTCCCACTTGCTAAAGAACCCCGTTGATCTTGCTGCTCGTCGCGCAGCATCTACAGATGAGTCAGATCGCTTGTTTGTGGTGAATGGCACAGATGGCTCGATGGCTGTTTACTCTATTCTGGTTGGCCAGAACGTAATTGCTCCTAGTAGATTTACAACTGACGGTGAGTTTATTGCTGTTGGTGTAGAAATTTCAGACGTTTATACAATCGTTAAGGCTCCTGTTATTGATTGGAATACAACTAATGGTCTTGCTGCGGCAATAAATGAGATCGCTGCCGGTACAAAGGACGCATCTGACGGTGGTGTATATGCTTGGTTGCTGGAGACTGTTGACTCTTATCCCAGGGCAGATCTCGGTAAGAACGGCGCTGTCGGCACTTTAGATGCTGGTTTTTGGGAATCATATGGCAACGGCACATCTACAATAACCATTAATGCAAATGGTGATGTTACTCTGATTAGAATTGTTTACGGGTCTCCACCAACCACTCTTAGCTTTTCTGACGTAACGAGCAATAACTACATCTATGCCAGAATATTATTGTTTGTTGGCGCATTCTGGGATGCTCATGCTGCCGGTGAGTCGTGGGTAAGTAGCTACATTACAAACACCTATCATCTGCAAAAGTTTAATCCAGACATTACTTTAGATAGATCTGTATCTGGCGGGGCTGCTGGAGAAGTTACCAGCACTGGGCTTAGAGATAGAATTGTTAAGATTATACGCGATGGCGTGATTGATGGCACTAAGGTTGCAAGCCATGATGGTCGTGTAGATTTTGCAACCGCTTCAACTACATCCTTCGTTGTTGGTCTTGATTATACGGTAACAGCAAAAACAATGCCAGCCGAGCCGACTTTATCTTCTGGATCTGTTCAGGGGTTCAAGAAAAGGATCATCCAGGTTGATGCAATCGTCAACGGCACTCAGAACATGACAATTAACGGCCAGCAAGTTCCGTTTAGAAATCTTGGTGAAAATGTTTTAGATAAGCCCGTTGATCCATTTACTGGCATTAAAACCGTTCATGGTTTGCTGGGCTATAGTGGAACCGGACAAATAACCGTAAGTCAGAATGTGCCATTAGCAATGACCGTTCTAGGCTTAGAATATCGTTTAAGTGTGGGGAACTGATATGGCTGTTTTAGCTCCATTAGTAACCAGCGGTGGCTTTCAGCTTGCTATGGCTGGGGTTTCTGCTGCTGGGTCAATAGCTGCGGGTAATGCCCAGCGCAGACAATACGAGGCGCAAGCCAGGCAAGCGGAGCTTCGAGGTAGATCTGAGGCTCTTGCGTATAAGCAAAAGGGGGTTGATGCTTTGCGTAATCTTAATGAAACGCTTGCAGCTATTATTTCTCGATCTGCTGCTGGTGGTGTTGATCCTACATCTGGATCTGCCTCAACACTGCAAAAGTTCGCTTTATCCGAAGGCGCAAGAGAAAAATCTATTGCTCAAGACAATGCTCTTATGGCTCTCGGCCAGGCAAGCACTCAGTCAGGCATTTATCAATCTGCCGGTCGCACAGCACAATTAACCTCTTATGTTTCTGCTGCTGGTACACTTGGCGCGGGTGCATATAGACACGGACAATTAGTAGGTTAAGACATGGCTATCCTTCCCAGATATCAGCGCATAGGCTTACAGACCAGACAGCCACAGCAAATGGACTTTGCCGCTACGCGAGAGCAGGCAAGGCTTGGCCAGACCATTTCTCAGCAAGTGGATCGCATGGCTGACTTTGCGTTTAAACAGGCCGCTGAGGGCGCTGCAATCCGAGGACAGGAACGTGTTAGGGAAGAGGGCGCTCGCCCTACTCTTGCGGCAATAGAGGCGGCGGGTGGGCCTACTACAATCGCAGAGCGTTCAGCGTATGCCCTGGGTAGCCGTGTTGCGGTTGCTGAAATACAAAACGAGGCTGAGATCGAGATCATGCGGATCTTGGCCGATGGCGAAACAAATGAAACGCCGTTTAGCGTCATTCAAACTCAGCTTGCCGATATTACAGATGGCTACTCTGCGTCACTAGATACAATAGACCCAGAGGCAGCATTGATGTTGCAGACCAGATTATCCTCTGCGTCTGTAAAAGCAGAAGAAAGATATTCTAATTATTATGTAAAGTTACAAGCATCAAAGGCCAAAGCCAAAGTGAACAGCGCTGCTGATGTTCAGCTTGAGCGTGTTGTCGGTAATGCAATACTGCCTGGTTATAATGCAGAAATGATAAGAAGCGACATTGATGCAAGTTTTGATTTGCTGGCTGGTCTGGGCGCTGATGAAGCAACTCTTACCGCTTTTAAAGAGCAAGCATATAATGCTGCGATAAAAGAAAATACAATTTACAAGTTTAATACATCAGATCTTGATACTCAGGCTGAGATGCTGACTAGCATGGAGGCAAAGCCGGTTGCTGGGATGTCTTTGGGGCAAACTCAATCTCTGCGCAAATCACTGCGAGCTGATTATAATTCTAAATTACAAGTTACTAAAGGCGAGGCTGCGGCTGTTATCTCTGACGTTAATGAGCAAAGCCGCATATTAGCATTGGGCGGTATGCCTTCGCAGAAAGAAGTATTAACGCTGAGAGAGCGAGCTGACGCTGCGGGTGATTATGGTGCGGGCGCAAGGGATGCTGTCGGGCGTTTGCAGTTCAACATGGATAAGGCTGCTGCATTTCGTAAGATGACGCCAGAAGATCTAGCTGCTGAGGTGCAAGCCCTTAGCCAGGGTCTTGAAGGTATGGGCGAGGCTGGCATTGATACGCTCATAGAAGCTGAAACATTAAAGGTTGCACGGGCGTATCTAACTGCTGCTGAAACCGGTGTGGAAAAAGCTCAAACAGCTCGCAAAGCAGAGTTTAAGCCTATTGTTGATAACCTGGCGAATGAGATTGCAGACTTCCAAAAGATAGTTGATTCCGGTCGCGCTGTGGAAAGTGGAGATATTGCAAAGTTAATTGAAGCTGTCAGCAATGTTCCAGAAGATCTAAGGCAAGATCTTACTGAAGATATTATGGCATTAAACATAACAAGCGCTACTGCTGAGGCTGTAGGCAATATGACGCCAGCCGAAGCTGCTGGATATATTAGATCCCTTGGGGCAGGTATTGAGGGCATTGGCGATGCTGGATTAGATACTCCGGTTGAGATAGAAACATACGATCTTGCGAAGAAAATGCTTTCTGGCATGGAGGCAGAACTAAAGAAAGATCCTCTGTCATACGCTATGCGCGTTGGTCTTAACGATGCAAATGGCAATGCTATTGAAATCACACCGATTGATTTCACATATCCAGATGCAACAATAGAAACTATGAAGAAACGCATAAATGATGCGACTATTGTTTCTTCTAAGTATTCAACGCCGGTAACATACTTTACGCCACAAGAAAGATCTATGTTGGCTGAAGTTATGGATAGCGCCGATCGCTCTCAACGTATGTTTTTGATGGGTGGTATTGTTGATGGCGCTGGCCAAGCCGCTCCTGATATGTTGGCTGAAATATCTAACGCTGCTCCAGAAATTGCTGGTGTTGGTGCGCTAGTTGTAAACGAAAGAATGGATGCAGCTAACAGCGCCTTGCGTGGTATGGATGCAATAAAGGCTGGATTTAAGCCAATAGAGTTTACACCATCAAAGACTGATATTCCATTCAATGCAAAGACTACTGAAGCTATGCGCTATCAGCCAAATGCCATTGGGATTACTCGTGAGGTTGCCTCAGCAATCTATGAGGATATAGCTAGAAACAAAAAGGCATTTAATGAAGATCTTTGGAACCATGCCATAGATCTTGCCCTTGGCGCTGATGGTGCTGGTCGCGGTGGCATCCAAGGGGTTCGGGGCGTAAATACATATATACCGCCAGAATTAACCCCTGATGATATTGAAAGCGCTCTGAAGGCAATGACACCGGAGAGCATAGCTGCTGCTTCTGGTGGTCAAGCTCTAAGCACAGAATATGTAGAAGATATTTCTGGCCGTGGAATGTTTAGTCGTGACAATAATTACAAGCCAGTATCATATGGTGGTAATAACTTTATCCTAGCATATGGAAATCCTAGCATTGGCGAGCCTATATATGTTTTTGATGAAATTGGTAACTTGCTAGTTTTTGATATGCAGAAGTTAGTTGAGGCCACTCAATGAACTTTGACCAGCCCGATCCACTAGACATCCTTCCCCAGCAGGGCTTGCAAGCGCCACCTGGTACGCTTGTAGAAAATCTTAAGACTGCGTTTGATGTTGCTCGTTTCAACGGTGGATCTGGCGCAAACAGCAAAGCATTTACTATGCTAAAGGTTTGGGATCCAATAGTAGAGCTAGCCAATCAAAACGGCGGTGACTTTGAGAACCCTGGGCAATATCTTAGCAGCAGCTTGTTTGATACAAGTGCGCCGCGTGTTTATGAGAAGCAAACCCAAGAGCTTTATTCTTGGATGGCAGAGAACAGAGATTCACTGCCGCCAGAGCTACAAGATATAACGCCTGATGTAATCGATCAACGCACTAAAGACTTTGTGAAATCTCAGCAGAATGAATTAGCAGAGCTTGCTAGAACAAATCCTGACCTGGCCAGTGCGTCTGCTCGCTTTATTGGCTCTATGGGTTCAGCGTTTGGTGATCCGGTAACGCAAGCAACAATGCCGTTTGGCGGTTGGTCTAAATCATTTTGGAAAAACGTAATGCAGAACGCTGCTATAAATGCTGGCGCTGGTGCAATTACTGAGGTTGATGTTGCCAAGTGGTATAATGAGCTTGATTTGGAATACAGCTATCAAGACTTTCTGGCAAATGTAGCTATCCAAGGCGCATTCGGTGCAGCATTGCCTGTTGCTGGTCGCGGTATAAGAATGACTGCGGAGCAAGCAAAGAAGGGCTGGGAAGTATTATCTGGAAAAGGCCGCAAGCCTATTAGCCCAGAAGATCAAGCCCTGGTTGATGTCCTCCAAGCACAAGAGGAAGTGGTTGCCACTAATCCGCTAGAAACGCCGCAAGATCCTAATGTGGCAGAGTTTGAGCATCAGAGCCGCTTAACTGCCGCACAAGCAGCGATAGAGAATAATCAAGCGCCAAAGATAACCCCAGAGCCAAACGCGCCTATAAAACCTTCTGTAGCGGCTGAGGCAGCAGATAATCTTGACGGTGTTCTATACACCTTAGATCCAGATATAATTGAGGTTGATGCCAAGACGTTTCAGTTTAAATCTGGCGGTGATGAGTTTGGCGTAACAGAAAGGCTGCAAGGTGTAACAACCTGGGATAAATACAAAGCTGGTGTTGTAACGGTGTATGAATATGCAGATGGCCGTATGGCTATTGCTGATGGCCACCAGCGCCTAGGTCTAGCAAAGCGCATTCGATCTCAAGATCCTTCTCAGGATGTAAAGGTTATCGGGTATAAGCTGCGAGAGGTTGACGGTATCAGCCCAGAAGAGGCGCGTGTTATTGCTGCAATGAAGAATATTGCAGAAGGTACTGGAACATCTATTGATGCCGCTAAGGTGTTGCGGGTTGAGCCTGATAGATTGTCAGAGCTGCCGCCACGTTCTGAGCTAGTTCGCCAGGCTAGAGATATGATGGCTCTAAGCGATGAGGCATTTGGGGCTATTGTTAATGAGGTTATACCGGCAAACTATGGCGCTATCGTTGGCAGATTGATTGATGATCCCGCGCTGCAAGATGCTGCTATCCAGGTCTTAGCTAAGTCTGAGCCTAGTAATGCCTTCCAAGCGGAATCAATCGTGCGCCAGGTGCGTGAGGCTGGAGCTGAAGAGGTAGAGCAAATATCTCTATTCGGTGAAGAGCTGGTAACTGAAAGCTATTATGTAGAACGTGCAAAGGTCTTAGATCGAGCATATAAAGAACTGCGCCGTGATAAATCGGCATTTGAAACATTGGTTCGTAACTCGGAACGCCTGGAAGCAGAAGGCAACGTCTTAGTTAAGGAAGCAAACGAAAGAAAGGCGAATACAGATGGCCAAACGATCGCGCTCCTCCAAACGCTTGCAAACAGAAAAGGGCCGCTCTCCGATGCCCTCAACCAAGCAGCAAGAACAGCCAGAGACACAAACAGCTATGTCGAAGCAACCAGAGGTTTCCTCGATGCTGTCAGAGGATCAATTGAATCGGGCGACTTCGACCGCATATCTTCTGGCGACATTGGACGCGCTGTCGATGGTACGCCGCAGATCGCTCGATCTGAAATTGAAAAAGAACCAGCCCTTGAGGGCTTCGACGAGCCAACGGGGATAGCAGCAGAACGCCAGGCCGATCAGCTTATTGATGATATGTTTGGCGCTGACGAGGTAGATGCTGACTCTATTGCTGGCCTAAAACGGTTGCTTGATGAAAGCCCGACTAGAGATCAGATAGACAATCATCCATCTGTAATTAAAGCGCTAGATGAGATGGAAGCTCGCGCAGAGACTTCTGGCATAGAGGGTTACAACACAGAAGCCTGGCATAACTCTCGCGTTTATAAAATAGATGACCAGGATGTTACCTCAACAGCAGAGGCACTGACGCGGTTCGAGATTGATGCAGAACAGTTAGCTTTTAAAGAGCTAGGCATAGATCCGCAGCCTGTTCTCAGAAATAAAGAGCTTACTATAGTTTTAGGGCCACCCGCTGCCGGTAAAAGCACAATCGCCAATGAATTAGCAATTGCAAACAGATCTGCTATCCTCGATAGCGATGAGATTAAGAAGGCGCTGCCGGAGTATGAAGGCGGTATTGGTGCATCAGCGGTGCATCAAGAGAGTTCTGACCTGGCAAAGATCTTACAATCGTTGATGATCGAGCAAGGAACTAATATCGTTTTGCCAAAAGTAGGCCATACTGCCTCTAGTATTCGCAAAGCAATATCACTATATAAAGATAAGGGGTATAAGGTTCGTCTTGTAAATATGGATGTTACCCCAGAAAACGCATATCAACGTATGATCGGGCGTTTCGTATCTTCTGGCAGAATTATCCCACCGGCATATCTTGATATGGTTGGTGCTAATCCATCTGTTACATTTAGAACATTAAGACAGGAGGGCGCAGCCGATGGCTATGCAGAAATCGACAACAATGGCGGCTTCAATGACCCCAAAGAAATCAGAGAAGTCTCAGGAGACAACCCGTTATCAGGATCTAGCTTCGATGTACCTTCGGGTGGACGAACAGGACCAGACGCTATCAGAGTCGCAGAGCGCGATAGTGCAACGTATTCTCTCGAAAAAACGCAGCCTACCCCAGACGGAGGAATAGCTGACGATATAAATACATCTGACATCTTTGATAACATGGATCTTGAGGTTCCTCTTGGTGAGCGTGTAGATCCTGACACTAATGAAGTTGTGCCAACAACTATGACGCTTAGAGATGTTAAGGCTCAAATGGATCAGGAAGATGCAATGATAGCTCGATTGGAGTTCTGTACAATATGACTTTTAAAAACTGTATTGATGAGGGCGTTGCTGAAGGGCAGATCACTGAGGATCAAGCCAAAGAGATCAAAGGTCTGTTTGATGAGCTGGAAACAAAATATAACCGGCAAATGGGTGGTGCTGCTGCAACAGCCAAAGCTGCGGCTGACACATCTATCTCTGCGAAAAAGATTGCTATAGAACGCAAGCGCCGCGCTATGCTCCAGGCTACAACCTGGAAGAAGATCAATTATGACTTATCAAATTATAAAACAGCTTTAGGCGCACCTGACAAAAACAGAGCGGCCTTGGCATTGTTTGAGCAAGATCAGACATCAAAGTTTAGAAGCATTGTCCAAGTGCAGCAAGCTGTCCAGCGTAGTGCTACGAGAAAGATGGATGAGTTCTTGTCTACCTTTCGTCGCAATCTGGCCGGTGAAACCAGGAACAAAGCGCAACTGAAAAATGTGGTTCGTGAGATCTTTGGTGAAGAAACCGGCGATGCTTCTGCTAGAGAAATGTCTCAGGCATGGAAAGCATCCTCAGAATATTTGCGCACTCGGTTCAATGCTGCCGGTGGAGCTATACCAAAGCGAATGGATTGGGGTATGCCTCAGATCCACGACACTATGCGAGTTCGTCAATCAACATATAAAGAATGGCGAGACTTCATATCTCCGCGTCTTGATCTAAAGAAGATGATAGATGAGCAAACAGGCTTGCCGTTTTCAGATGGTAAACTTGAGTTTGCGCTAAAGGATGCTTACGAAACAATCCGCAAAGATGGATTTAACAAAGTTAAGCCTGGCACAATGACAGGCAATAAGTCCTTTGCTCAACGCAATCAAGATCATCGTTTTTTTGTTTTTAAAAATGCAGATAACTGGATGGAATACCAGCAAAAGTTTGGCAATCCAAATGCGTTTGACGCAATGATGGGCCATATTGATATGATGTCGCGTGACATTGCCATGATGGAAGTGCTTGGCCCTAACCCACAAGCAACAACAAACTTTATCAAACAGACATTGAGAGCTGACGCTGCTGGCGATGCAAAATTAGAACGCGCTGCTAGACGTACTGGAGCATCTATAGATGCCCTATACTCTGCGGTAACTGGATCTATAAATGCACCTGTTGACAGTATGCTTGCATATACATTTGCCGGTATTCGACAGGTATTGCAATCGGCGCAGCTCGGTGGCGCAGCTATTGCTGCAACAACTGATATGAATTTTGGGCGCATTGCTCGATCTATGGTTGGCTTGCCGCAAACCAAAATGCTGAAGAAATACCTAGACTTTATGAACCCTCTTAGCATGGAAGAAAAAGGACGCCTGGCTATTCGCCTGGGCCTAACGGCTGAAGGCTGGTCAACTCTTGCCGCTACTCAAATGCGCTATGTCGGCGATTTGTCTGGGCCAGAGATAACGCGCCGTATGGCTGACTTTGTTATGAGGGCTTCGCTGCTTTCTCCCTGGACAAATGCCGGTCGCTGGTCTTTTGGTATGGAGTTCTTAGGAAACCTGGCTGACAACGCTGGCAAGACATTTAAGCAGCTCGACCCCATGATGCAGAAAACGCTAGACCATTATGGCATTGGCGCTGACAAGTGGGAGATCGTTAGAACAACCCCGCTCTATGAATATGAAGGCGCTTCGTTTCTAAGAGCTGAGGACATCGAGGCCCGTACAGATATACGTTCAGATTTGGCTCGTGACTTAGCAACTAATGTTTTGGCTATGGTTGAAACGGAAACAAACTTTGCTGTACCCAGTTCGTCGCTCCGTGGCCGTACTTTTTTAACTGGTGACACTCGGCCAGGTACAGTTGCCGGTGAGCTTACTAGATCGTTTGCCATGTATAAAAACTTTGGTGTGACTCTGGTCAATACGCATATTATGCGCGGTTTGGCGCAGCCGACACAGAGAGCTAAAGGCACTTACTTCGCAGACCTGTTGATTAGCACTACATTGATGGGCGCTCTGGCAATGCAGCTAAAGGAAATGGCTAAAGGCCGAGATCCTCGCCCAATGACAGATCCAGAGTTTTGGGGCGCTGCAATGCTTCAAGGTGGTGGTCTTGGTATATACGGAGACTTCTTATTCTCAGATGTAAACCGTTATGATCGTGGCTTGTCTGACACTATTGCGGGGCCGGTTATTGGCTTTATTGATGATGTTAATAAATTAACAACCGGAAATGTTTTGCAAGCTATCAAAGGCGAAGATACAAATATCGGAAGTGAGTTTATTAACTTTGCTGGCCGTTACACTCCAGGCTCTACGCTCTGGTATTCTCGCCTGGCATTGGAAAGAATGGTGCTGGATCAAGGAAAGCTATGGGCAGATCCAGATGCCAGAAGCAAAATGCGCCGCTTAGAATCCAGGTATAAACGTGAATACGGGCAAAATTTTTGGTGGCGTCCTGGCAAAACCACCCCAGAAAGGCGGCCAGATGTTTCAAACGTGTTTGAGCAAAGATGATAAATCTGGTATAGAGTAAACATAGATATAGGAAAATGACATGGCTGACATTCCAATAAATCCGGTTACGCGCCGAGTTGAGTTCACAGGTAATACTGGAACTGGGCCTTTTGCGTTTACCTTTAACGTGCTTGCTCAAGCAGATGTTGCTGTTTACAAAAACAATACATTGCTTGCCCTTACGAGCAATTACACAGTGTCACTAAACTCAAACGGCACTGGATCAATAACTCTTACATCTGCGTTGATTGCTACGGATGAGCTGGTAATTATCGGTGACTTGGCATTATCCAGAACAACGGACTTTGTGACTGCTGGTGACTTGCTTGCTTCATCTTTGAATGAGCAGTTTGACAGTAATGTTGTTATGTCTCAGCAGCTCGATGAAAGATTTGACCGTACTATTCGCTCTCAGCCAGGCGATATAAACAAGAATCTTTATCTGCCCCTGGTAAGTAGCAGAGCCAGCCAGCTTCTTAGTTTTGATAGCTCAGGTAATATCACAACCACGAGCCTGTCTAATGTTCCTGATATCGGAACGGTAAATTTAACTGTTAGTGGTGTTGCTTCATTCGCAGATGGATCTGCCTCTGCGCCAAGCATTACAAATATTGGCGATACAAACACAGGTATGTATTTCGGCGCGGCAGATCAGATAAACTTTTCTATCGGTGGCTCTGAGGTGATTAGCGTAGCATCCACCGGCACAACCATTTCTGGGCTTTCAATCAGCAGCGGCGATATATTGCTGACAGATAATTCTGCAACTGCCCTGGAGATTAAAGAGGGTTCTAATAATTATTTAACCTTTATTACAACAAACGGATCTGAAAAACTTTCGTTTGGCAGCACGGCCAATCCGACATTTGAAGTTAATGGTAGTTTTAGACAACCGCTTATAGCTGCGACTACCAGCTTTTTCTCTCAGACTTATAGCGGGGCAACGCTTTCAGCTACCAATGGCGCTGTAAATATCGAGTCATACAGCGCAAGTAAGGCTGGCATTGTCTTAAATGGTAGTGGAGATCAGATAACATTTACATCCCCTACCTTGGGGTTTGTTGGTCTGGTTCAAGTTGTTGGTGCAATTACGACTAACACAAGTCTTAACATTGCCAGCAGCACTACGGTTACTGGGATCTTAGACGAAGATGACATGTCATCTAACAGCGCTACTAAGCTGGCAACGCAGCAGTCTATTAAGGCTTATGTTGATGCCCAGGTTGGTACAGTTGACACGCTTGCTGAGGTGCTTGGCAATGGTAACACGACAGGCGGCACGGATATTGTTGTAAGCGCAAATGATGTTATTTCGCTGGACGATGGCACGAACGCGTTACCATCTTTGACAACTACGGGCGATCTTAACACAGGCATTTATTTCCCTGCGGCTGACGAGGTTGGCATTACGACAGGTGGCACACAGCGTGTTAAAGTTGATAGCACAGGTGTAAACGTAACTGGCACCGTTACAGTAGGAACCCTTATAGATACTCCTGACATTGAAACTTCTACAGTTTCTGCGCGCGATGGTACGACTTCTTTTAGCATTGCAAACAGCAGCGGCACGGCTACCTTTGATAACAGCTTAACGATTTCTCGTAATTCTGGACCAGGCGTCCTGCCTACTCTGGATATAATCTGCACTGATACTACGGCTATACAAAACCAAACTCTTGGCGCATTAGACTTTCAAACCAGCGACACCAATGAGGCTGGAACTTTAGCAAGTATACGAGCGCGCAAAACAAACTCTACTTCTGCCTCAACTAATCTTGCTGCGCTGGAACTTTACACTGGCCGCCCCGGAGGTTTAATAAAAGCAGTAACAATTAATGCCGATCAAACAACAAGCTTTGCTGCAGCGATTGACGTCACAGGCACTGTTACAGCAAATGCTGGTGTAGTCGTAGATAACATAACTATTGATGGCACAGAAATAGACCTGTCCAGTGGTAGTCTTACGATTGATGCTGCTGCCGATATTATTCTCGATGCCGATCAAGGAAATGTATATCTTGCTGACGGTGGCGTAAACTATGGTGATCTTGAAAACTCTAGTTCAAATTTTAGAGTTGTATCCTTAATCGAAGATAAAGACCTTATACTTAGAGGTAATGATGGTGGTTCATTTATAGATGCCCTCACCCTTGATATGGAAAACGCTGGTGCGGCTACGTTTAATTCTGATGTTACGACTGGTGGGAAACTAACAGTTAGTGATGCTGGAAATGCAACCGTGGCGGCTATACGGTTTAACGCTGGGCTTGGATTATCGTCACCTTCGACAGATCAACTTAATTTTATTACTGCTGATGAAACCAGAATGGTCATCTCATCAGTGGGTAATGTTGGGATTGGGACGAGTTCGCCTAGTGGTAGTTTGCATCTTTTAACTCCTGCTGGCTCTAGTGGTAACGAAAATACAAAGATACCTCTTATAGTTCAGGAAAGCAGTTTTTCTTCAGCTAACTTGTTTGAGTTGAGAAATAGTGTTGGAGGTGCGCTATCTGCATTTGACCAATCAGGTAACTTAGGGATTGGGTGTTCGCCAGCATATGTGCTTGACGTTCAAAGCTCAAGTGATCCTGCTCAAATAA